TGTTTGGATCTGGCAAACCTGCCTTCCCGCCCTTTGCGGGAGATTCTTTCTTCGGTCCAGATTTTGATTGCTTTTCAGGCTTAGGTGCTGGCTTGGTAGGCGCTTTTTTCTTGGCTGGCTTCTTTGGCGCTTGCTTCTTCTTTGGTGCCGCTTTTTCTGCTGGCTCTTGATCCGGTGGTGGTGTTGGGGCTTGATTCTTCTTGCCAATTGAATCTCCCCCGCCTTTCTTTTTTTCTTTTGTTGCATCGTCAACAGCTTTCTCTACAATTTTCTTTGGGTCCTCGACTGGAGCTTCAGGCTTTTTGGGCTCAGGGGCTTTTCCTGATTTTTCCTCTATTGCCCTTGTTGCAGCTGCATCTATTATCTTCTGACCGGCGGGGCTGTCTATTGTCCCGTCTTTTGCCATCTCAACTATACGCCCAAAGATATCTGTTCCTGGCTTATAGGTGCCGTCTTTAAGGATTGTTCCCGGCCCACCAGCTACGCCTATACTCCTGTAAGCGCTGAATTCACTTACGCCCTGGGACTGTATTGCAGCAACGTGCGATTGAATTTTTGAGGTAAGCGCGGATGTTTGATCTTTTGTTATTCCAACTCTAGGGTCACTTACCAATCCCTCAATTTTCTTAATCATGCCAGGGCCGTCGCCACCTTCTCTAAATTTCTGCGCTATTCTTTGAATTACCGACATGCCGCCTGACGAACCGCCGCCCCCGCCACCAGAGCCACCCGTTGGTGGTGTGACTGGCGGCAGCTTTCCTGCCCCGCCTTTTGATTCTTTCGGTCCGCCGCCGTCTCCACCAGCTGGTGGCGCGGCTGGTGGGGCGATTTTCTCCTTTGGTGGGCGACCTCGACGTTTTGGCGCGTCGGCGGCTGCGGCTTGATCGGGAACTGCAGCACCTCTTTGCTGGGCAACTTTGCGTAGGCCTTCAGATATTTTCTTAAGCAGTTTCTTCTTTTTCGCGCTATCAGCTTTTTGGGGCTTGGGCTTAGGTTTTTCTGCTGGCTCTCCGCCCGCCTTTATTTGAGCTGGCGCATTCTTTCCTTCCAATTTATTTTTTATTTGATCTAGGTATTCATCTCTTGGCTTTCCGTTAATCGTTTCTGGTATTATCTTTGCGGCAAGCTCTCTATTGTTGGCTATTTCTGAAAGAAGTTGACCCTGTGCGCTGGAAGGGTCTGCGGAGCGGCCTCGGCCACCAGGAAGGCCACTTGCAAATTGCTGCTGTAGTTCCGGCGTGGAAAAACCGGTTGCGGCCAAAGATTTTGCCTTTTCAACTATCTCGGCGCCGGTAAATCTCCCGCCTCTTGGTGCGTCACCTTTCCTCGCAGCGGGCTCATCTGCAAAAAGAGCCCTTGCCATTTTTATTGCACCTTTTTGCAATTTAGGCACGCCACTCGCCTCGCGTTCTTGAGCAGCGGCTCTGTCTTTTGCAATTCGCTCGTTCTGATTCCTGGCAGCCTCTTGCCTATCCTTATGGTCACGAACGTCAGCGATAGTTTTGTCCGCATCAGCTCTATCCGCTGCTCCTCTTGCAGCCGCCTTTACTGGGTCAAAATCTTTGATTCCTATTGATGCAGCAATCTCTGCGGCCTTTTGGGGGTTTGTTATGGCAATCTGGTTGAGCTTTTTATCGATATCTCCCGTGGCATATCCCCGTTTTGTTTCGTCTATTGCCCCAGCAGGGATTGGCCTTGCCCCTCCAAGGGATAACCCTCCGCCGCTGATGCTCATGCCTTTTTGGCCAGCGTCGTTAATGTCCTCATGTCTTCCAGACTCTGCCGAGCGAGATCCTGGCATCCTGGAAAGTGCTCCCATTTTTGGAGTGTCGCTGATGGTATCTCCAGATTCTATGTCTCGAGCAAGCTCCCTTTCTTTTTTTCTGCTTAACGTATCTTTGCCTTTTCCTGGCTCATCTGCTGCCCGAGTACCGCTTGGGCGATACGTTTTGGGCTCGTTGGTATCTGGATTCATTTCATAGCCACCACCTGGGGCCCTGTTAAGAAGCGGGGAATGAGGGTCTGGGACAAACCCGTTTATTCCCCTCATGACATCTCTGGTAAGCGTGCCCTCCGCATACAACTTTTCCATTGTTTTCGGGTCTACCGGTATTCCGCGCTGAAGCCTATCTTCAATTTGCCTTGCAACCCGTTGCCTAATTTCACCTCCGCGCTCTTCAGAAAATCCTTTGCCAGCCTCCGGGCCGTAGAGTTTGCCAAGCGCAGACTCAACCGCTTTTGCTCCTGCGGCAACTGAGCCTTGCGGCATTGCTGGCTGTTCGAGTATCGGAACATCCTTAACGAACCTTCCGCCTACTATTGGTTTTGCAGAAGGCGGCGGGGCAACAAACGGCTTTCTTGGCGTATCGTGCCCCTGGAGGACGCGCAGCCCTCGCATCTTTGTAGTCCCGCCGACGGTCCTTGTTGAATAAACGGGCTCAGTGACCTCTTTAAAGCCTTTTCTTATTTTACCTTTTTCGTTAAAGATTTTTTGGTACTCTCCTTCTTTTAGGCCCCCCTCCGGATAAAACTTCCCGCTGCTATCCGTATACCCTATAACCTTTTGGCGAGAAACATACCTCTCTTCTTTTCCGCCAACGGTAATAGGCTGTATTACAGCCCTGCGCATCCTTTGGTGCTCCCTTCCCTGCCTGATGTGCGCTGGCATATTCACCTCAGGTACTCTCCTGACGGTCTCAACAGGAATAATTGGCCTTGTTGATTGGGGCCCAACTCTGCCATTTCTCCTTGCTATGGGGGAAGCCCGCCCAGGCCTTCCAACATAGCGCATGTTTTTTGCAGCCTCTTTAAAGCTAGGGATAGCTCTTATTCTTGCGCGCTCGGCAGCGGCAGCCTCTTGTCTTGCAACGCTCTCCAGCCTTCTTGCCTCTGCGGCTGACTCTGCGGCTGCTTCTGCTTTTCTTCTTGCGGAAACAGCAGAAGCGGTTGGGCCACGTACGCCAGCAGCTTTTTTAATTTTTTCTAAATCGGATATTGTTGTTGCGGGTAAGCCTATTGAGGAAACATATCCCCGTATTGCAGGCACGCCGTAACCGCCAGTAACAATCCTTCTGACTTCTTTTTTCTGGGCTTCTGTTATTCTTGCGCCTTTTTTTGGTGCTAGCGGTAGTCTAAATCCCTTCTCGCTATACGGCAGGCCAGCACCAGAAACTTCGCCAGGCTTTAATCCGGATCTGGCCCTTGGAACCCCCCCGCTGGGTCTGTACTCTGCTGATTTTTTAATATTTGGATCATTTTCATCAGTAGTGGTATACCTTACAATTCTCCCCTTGCCGCCAATTTTTCCTGTCGCGTGATAGACGTCCTTAAACGCGTGCGGAGATACTCTTTGCAGGTAAATTTTATCAACATCTGCTTGTGCCAAATTTATCCGTTTTGCAACCTGCTTTGCGGTTATTCCCCTGGATATTAAAATTTGCGCCTTCATCGCCGAGATTCTTGTTATTGGCTTTGGTGCCGATGGATCAGGCGCAGCTGCTTTGCTGACCTTCGGCTGCCTTGGAGTTTTTGGGGCTTTTGGCTGTTTTGGCGTTATTGCTTCAAGGTCTTTTTCAAGCTGCGCTTGCCGAGCATCAGCTGTTCTTTGCACCTCAGCCCGACGAAGAGCAGAAAGCATTTCTTCAATTCTTCTTGCATAGTTCGTAGCAGATTCCCCCGCCTTTGGGGGGAATTTCTCCATAAACGCAGCGGTTTCTGGCTTTAGCTTAAACTCTTTTGCCATTTATGCTTTTACCTTTTCCACTTTTGCCTTCTTTGCCTCTTCAAACCCTTGCTTGCGCAATTTTGCTTTTGTTTCTGGGGTTCCAAACATATTTGCAATCTCGGTAATCGACATTGATGGACCACCGGCGCTTGTGGTAGAGGACTTCTTTGATTGCTTCTTGGATTCTTTGTCTCGCTGCTCGACGTAGCGACCATAGGCGGAAAGTTGGGGTATGGTTATCTGCATAAACTGGCCTGGCGTATATCCGAACGACTCAGCATATGAAGCCATAATCACACCCCAATCAATTTCCGACCACTGTTCAGTACCCCCTACGCTTTTCCCTCGGCATCCTCATCAGGGAGGAGTCCGCTGGCGCGCAGAAGGGTTGTCGCCTTGTCCTGCAAGGTCGTCATATTCAGCTCTTCGCCAAGCTCGCGCTCGGTCTTGCCTGGCTCAGACTTGCGGGCGGCAAGCCAAAGGACGAATCGAAGAACGGCGAAGGAGTTCCAATTGATCTTGTCAATGGAACCAAACTTCTCTTCGAGGTCCGCCAGGTCGTTAAGCGATAGCGCGTTGCTTGCGCTAATGTCCGATAGTTTCGTCATTTACTGTATCTCCTATATTCCACTATTCCCCCTTTGGCTTGTGCCATTAATGATTATACGGCATTTGAGATAAAAAACAATAAAAAACCCCCTGCGGCTTTCGCCACAGGGGGTTTCTGGATCTCTCCAGATCAGACTATTACTTCGAGACCTCTACGCGGATGATCTGGTTGGCAGCGCCCGTGAGGGTGCTGTCCGAGATCGCCACGAAGTCGATGTCCGTCTGGGAGATGTCTTCACGCATGAACGGGAAGTTCAGCGTTGGGGCATATGCCTTCCAAACGTGGATCGTTACGGTCTCACCGATAACGTCGGTGCGGTTGTGGACCATCTTCACGTACAGCGGGTAAGGCTGGGTGTCGTAGTCAACCGTGTAAACATCGTTGCCGCCGGTCGAAGTCGACGTCTCGGCCCAGAATCGCTCCAGGTTGTCGAAGTCAAGCTCGACGCCACGTGCGCCGATGGTGAGGTTCCCGCCGAAGAATGCCTTCGCAATCGGGAAGTTGTGCTGTCCGCGGAACTCCGCTTCCTGGAGGCCCATGTTGAACTCGACGTCGCCGCCGATTTCACCGATGAGCGTAGGGGCGTAAGTACCAGTGTAGACGCCAGCCGGATTCTCCGGATTTGCGCTAGACTGCCACGAAGCTACATAGATCTTGCCAGAGCCAAGTGTAAGCATGCTTTACTCCTGCGTTACAATTATTACGTATCGTATACAACGCCGATACTCTTGCGTTTCTTGATCAAACTCATCCGACTCTTTAATCTTTTTCGCCAGATGAATGATGATCCCGTTGCCGCCGAGTCGCGCACGATTGACCAGTGTGTCAACTCGGTGTGCAATGCTCCCAAGCTGAGAGGCCCCAATCGACGAAGCGATTGTGATCTCTACTTCAGGCTTGTTCACGCTGAACGCCATCTGACTCTCACCAGCCAAAACCGCCATCCGTATTGCCGGAAGGGCGACTCGACTCGTATCGGTGATCGGATAAATCTTCCTGTCCTCTGACGTTCCGCCGAGAAGACCCTGTAGGGTCGTATCCCCGCTTAGTGTTGAGAACAGAACTTCATATACTCCAACCACGATCGTATCCTACGCTTTCTGTAACTATGTTGCAATGCTTTTTGGTTCTGCTAGTCCTTTGCCGACATGGCGCGCATAGAGAGCGCCTTCTCCTTCGGTGGGACTACTTTATTTGTATATTTAATAAGGGGACAATCCCAGTACGGGCAGACGGCCTCTTCCTCATCGCCAGCGCACCAATTGCACATCTTATAGATCGATCTTACCATAGCAAAATGGTCTTGTGGCGGTCCTGAATTCTCCCCAACGACCGTCTTGGTCTCGGGCATATTGGCAACCTCGATCACGCGGATCGGTGCGCCAAAGACCTTAAGGGCGTACTTCTCAGGGATCGCCCGTTCGCCACGCATCCACTTAAGGACGGAATGTCGGCTTACGCTCCACTTCTCTGCGTAGTGGTTAGCGCAATCGGTCGTGGATTTAAGACCGCTCTCCTTCATCAGGGCGTCCCTGAACTGGGTATACGGGCCAGACTTTGCTGTTTGCCAGCCGTAGTTTTTCGACACGAGATGCCTCCTTCTTCTGATTTGGGTCGCCCCGACCGCCATAATATTTGCACGTACGGCACTCGCGGTCGCCCTGCTTGCGCCAGTACGTATTTTCCCACGTATATGGATGCCCATGAATGCAATGCGTTGCCCGAAGTTTACCAGCCAGCCCTCTTCGCGTGTTTACCTTGCCAGTAACTGGCTCAAGGTGGTCAGGATTGACGCACTTTCGCACGCGGCAAAGGTGGTCCAGCTGCAGTCCTTCAGGGATCGTACCGCGGTGGTGCTCGTAACTCCAGCGGTGCGCATTGATCTTCTTCCCCTTGTCTTTGAACGCGCCGTATCCGCTTGGGTCAAGCGCGCCAACCCACTCCCAGCAGCCTGTCGCCTCGTTAATCACGACGTATTTCTTAAAGCGGACCTCGCCAGGAGTGGAGGGGCGACCGCGCTTTCTTGGTTCTGGTTGAATTTCTTCCATGGCGGCATCATACCACAAAACAGGGGATTTGCACGAACCTATTTCTGCTATACTTTCGGCATGCCTCTATACGATTACTTCTGCGAAATGTGCGAGTCCTCAGTTGAGATTATGCACTCAATGGAGGAGGACGTTGAGAGATTGCATGAAAACTGCGGCGGCCATCTGGTCCGCCTGTTCTCAGTTCCGGAAGTCGTCTATCAGGGTAAGGGTTGGGCTAAAAAAGACCGGAGTTAATCCTCTTCGCGCTCAATGCGCAAAGGCATCGTAACCAACCAAACAGCGCAAAGCACTGCAAGGGTTGCCCCAACAAAGTCCCGCGTCTCGCCCTCAGGGAGTACGATCCAGCCCACCAGAAGTCCAAAGACCGTCCAGGACTGATTTACCAATTCGTTCACAACGTTTTGAATTATGTGCTTCACTTGTTTCTCCCGCCATACGGCTTGTTATTCAATTTTGCTCCCTGCTGCGCTGCTGCTCGCCGCGCCATCCCCCTAGCCCGTCCGCCTCGTCCGCCCCTCGGCTTCTTGCCGTCTCCGCCACCAGCAGCCCCTCCGCCTCCGCCGCCTCCGCTGGTTCCGCTAGTTGCCTGGCTTACCAGGCGCGCAGCGGCTGCAAGTTGCGTAACAATGACGGCAGGGATGATGGTCTCTCGGGCGTCTTCCTTTTCCTCTTCAGTGATATCGTTGCCTATATTGGCAACCGTTTCAACGGCTGCGCCAACTGCTTCCGTAACCGCGGTAACCGCTTCCCCAACCGCTTCCGTAACTGCCTCTACAGCAGCACCGGGATCGATGAAAGGTGCGTCAGTAGGTACAGGGCTGGGATCAGGAGTAGGGGCCACAGATGGCTCGGGTGTGGGCGTCGGCTCGGGGGTCGGTTCATTTGTCACCTCAGGGCTTGGCGTCGGAGTCGGCTCCGGCGTGGGGCTTACGGAAGGCTCTGGCGTAGGGGTAGGAGCCACGCTAGGGCTCGGCGTTGGTGGTTCTGGTGTAGGCGTGGGGGTTGGCTCTGGAGTTGGTGTAGGGCTGGGGGTCGGCTCAGGGGTAGGCGTAGGTGTTGAAGTGGGCTCTGGTGTTGGGGTCGGGCTTGGGCTTGGCGGAATAGGCGCAGATAGGATTACCGAAACGGGAACTGACTCGCTTGAATACACTGCAAGCGTGTTGTTGTCCGCTCGAATCGTAAAAGCGTATTCCACGTCTGGGCCACCGGTGGCAGAAAAAACTTGCCACGGTAGCGTGATTGACGTTTCATCGGAACCCACGCCCCAGCCAGATTCCCCAACGCGCCAGGTAATTGCGTAGCGCTCAACGGGCGTGCCGCTATCCAGAGGCGCATCCCACGTGAGGTTGACGTCTCCGTTGCTGTACACAGTGACTATCAGGCCGGTCGGGACGTTGAGGTACGGCGCAGGCGTCGGGGTGGGGGTTGGCTCTGGCGTTGGGGTTGGAGTGGGTGTTGGGGTCGGCGTTGGCTCTGGGGTTGGCGTCCACGTTGCCGATGGGGTTCCCGGAGCGAGCTCGGCATCAAAGTTGCTGATCATGTAGTAGTGGTTTCCGCCAAAGCGGTCAGCGGTCGGATCGCCACAGCAGACTCCGGCGCGAACTCGGTAATCACCAGCGGGCAAAGAAATGCGGATTGTTGAGGCGAGGGAATATCCACCAGTGTGCTCGGTGAACGAGTCGTCGTTGGCGGCAAGGAGTGTCCCATTGCCGTCGTAGAGCCAAAGCATGGAATCAACCGTTCCGGGGCACCAGCCAGCCGTGGTGTCGTCGCATAGGTCCGTCCAGAGATGGAGCTCACCCTGCTCTGGGATATTGATCCAGAAATCTTGAGTCCGGTCTACGTATATTTGCTGAGAGCCAAGCGCTGGCGACGCGATGTAAGCAAAAGCAAAAGTTGCAGAGATAAGCCAAGCAATGCAGATAGTTACAATTTTGCTTGTCACTTGCCCTGCCCTGCCATCCACGCAACAAGCGAGCTAATCCCGGCAAGGCCGAGAACACTGATGATGAATTTGGCTAGCCTGAATGCCCCACGGGTTTCCGCCATTTCAACGCGCATGGCAGAAATTTCTTTTTCAATGTTTTCTATCCGATCAAGGATTTGGGTAACGTTGTTTGCAGTCATTCCCCTCTCCATTCATGTTTCCTTGTAAGGAAATATTAAATGAAAGAAGGTGTAAAAACAACCAGTTTTATTTCTGACTACTTTGCTGTGTGATTGCTAGGGCTTTTCGTATACCGTATTGCAACCACCGCACTCCGCTTCATTTTCTGAAATAGGAAAACTAATACCAAAAAGTTCGCAACCTTCTGTGGCGCAAACTATGTACCAGAAATTCATTTCAACGGCTTCACTCATATTCTCTCCTTAAGCGCTCATGTTGCCCATGTAGACCACCGAGCATCCAGAAGTTCGCGCTCCACCAATGGTCTTGGATGCCGATGAAGCGGATGCCCGGAAAATCAATGCGTCTGCTGCGGTTAGGTACTGAATTGTAGAGATTGCTGGGGTGTCGTTGTTAGTGTTTGCCTGTGCCTGGGTTTCATTTTTTGCAACCACGGTTCCGTTTACTAAGACATATAGCCTGAATGCAAAGCCAGTACCAAGACCGCCGCCGCTGGCCAGATGACAGGTGATGCTGTACCAGCCGGTCAATGGGATGGTAATTGTTGAGCCAGATGACCAGTATGCATAGAGGGAGGTGTTCTTTACGGCGCTAGACCAGGTAATTGCCGTGGCAGATGCATCCGTAGATGTGTTTACAGTTAGGGTAGTTGTTCTCTGAAGCGTGATACCGTGGACAAAGTCGGTTGTGGCGCCATTGCCAGTGATTGTTCCCGTAAGTGTAGGTGTAGCAATAGTTGGGCTAGTGCCAAAAACTAGCGCGCCAGTTCCCGTTTCCCCAGTTACCGCAGCAGCCAAGTTTGCCGACGAAGGCGTTCCAAGGAATGTTGCAACTCCAGTACCAAGCCCAGAGACGCCCGTTCCAATTGGCAGCCCAGTTACGTTTGTTAGTGTGCCGCTAGAAGGAGTTCCAAGGGCTCCGCCGGAGGTGACCTTAGTTGCGGCAAGGTCATAAGCCGATTTCACGGCTGTCGGAGTGGCTGCAAGAATGCTGCTTGTAGTGCTAATCGAATCCGAAAGCTGTACGATACCTGCCGCAGTCGTGGAAGCGTTTTGCACCGACCCGCTTTCGTAAGATATCACCCTGCCGTAAACGTCAGAAGAAAGAGATTTCACAAAAGAGGTACCAGGTGTTCCTGAGGAACTTGAGCTAGCAACAGACTCAAGGGAGACCTGCCTAGAGTCCCCCGATCCGCTAACAGAAATTCCTGCACCGGCACTAATGTTCTGAATAGTCCCAACGGGAGTCCAAGAAGAATTTACATAAAATAAAAGATCGTCGGCGGTCGTGTCGTAGTAGACGTCCCCCTCTGACGCGGAAAGGGGTGCAGTCGATATCGTTGGTACGTTCAGTGAGCCGACAAATTTAGCCATAGGGGGATATTACCCTATGACGACGACTCTGTACGTCCCTGCAAGGCTGATTGTGATCGTTACCACGCTTGTGCTTGTGGTAACCACGTCAGCAAAGACGGCATTATCGGAGCTGTCGTAGATCGCAACGACTACGCTCTTGGTGCCGAGGCTGTGCGTGACCGCCTTGGCCTCACCAGCGGTCCAGGTGGCGCTGGTGTTGTAGCGAAGTGCTCCGCCGTAAGTTGAGGCGATTGCAGTTCCCTGCCAGGTTCCCGCCGAGATTGTTCCAACAGTGGTGATGCTATCATCGCCTGAGTACACGCCGTTTGCAACCGCAGAAAGCGTTGCATTGTATGCCTGAACGTCCGTGCCAATCGCAAGGCCAAGGGCCGTGCGTGCATCTCCGGCGCTGGTCGAACCAGTACCACCGTTTGCAATGGCAATCGCGGTGCCGTTCCAAACGCCGGTGGCAATGGTGCCAACCGAGGTAAGGCTTGAGCCAGTGACGCCAGATCCAAGTGCCGTGCCGCTAAGGACTTCCGTACCATTGATTCTGTACACCTTGCCGTTGGCAATGTTTACATGCTCCGAAAGGGTCCACGCGTCAGTTGCATCAACCCAGTTGATGGTCTTGTCCGTAGCGCCCTTGAGTGTAATACCGCCGCCGTCAGCAGTTGCGTCGCTTGGCGTGGTGACCGAACCGAGCTCAATGTTCTTGTCGTCAACCGTAAGGGTTGTTGAGTTTACCGTCGTTGTGGTTCCGTTGACCGTTAGGTCGCCAGAAAGCACCAAGCTTGTACCGGTTGCTGCGCCAATGTTTGGCGTAACAAGCGTTGGCGTATTGGCGAATACTAGGGCGCCGCTACCAGTCTCGTCAGAGATGACGCCAGCAAGTTCTGCCGAGGATGTTGCGGCAAAGTCGCTGAGCTTATTCGAGGTGCTTGCCTTTCCCGAGGCAAGATCATACGCGGCCTTGACAGCAGCAGGCGTTGCAGCCTTGCTCGTCGATGTGCTGGAATACGAATCCTCTATCTGGACTGCGCCCTTGACGGTCGTCGACGCGTCGGCAATGGTAATGTTCGGGGTGTTGCCGCCGGACGAAGAGATCGCGCCCGATCCAGTTACCGATGTTACAGTTCCGCCGCCAGTAGCAAGTGTCTGCCAAGCAGCGCCGTCGTACACCTTAAGCGCATCGGCAACCGTATCGTAGTAGATCTGCCCCTGGACTGGACTTGCGGGAGCCGTGGCAAGGTTTTGAATAGAAGCATTCTGAAGTTCATTTTTCTGAAGATCTAGATTAGTTAGAAATTTCATTCTTCATCCCTCAGTTTATATATGCCTTGCCGCCAAATGACCCAACAAACGTAAGCGTTATTGAGTTGTTGCTATTGTATACAATGTCGCCAATGACCACACTACCTGCGCTATCTACAACTACGACCGACGGAAAGCATGCAAGATTATGTGTAATGGTCCAGGTGTTTGACGGGCTGCTTTGCGTGTGCGTGTAGGTTGAGTGCGATGCGCCGGAGCCCTGAATCCCCTGCGGCCCAACTTCACCCTGAATGCCTTGCGGCCCGGTTGCACCAGTTGCGCCCGTTGCCCCCGTTGGCCCGGTAGCCCCAGTTGCCCCAGTTGCCCCAGTGTCGCCTTTTGGACCCTGAAGCGCTACGCCGCTGACCGTTACTCCGGTGGAATATTGCGAAACATTAACATTTGGATTTTGCGTAGATACGGAAATTGCGTTATCCGTTTCGGTAATTGCGATGTTGTTGCTTTGCTCGATTACGCTAAAGCCCATTATCGCGTAACCTCCGGAAGGACCTTCATCTTTCCGCGAATCAACTTCGTAACGACGCCACCAGCTGAAACAAGCTCAAGGTCATACACGTAGTTCTTTGCAACAAGATTGGCGCTGGTTGCCGCCGGGACGGTGACGGTAACGGTACCTGCGGCCCCGCCAAGGGAAATCCCCCCACCGGCGCTGGTTGTAAGGCTTATCGACGGCCCGGACGCCGCGTAAACTGCCCTAACCTGCATTCGCGCGGTAAAGCCAGTCAAGTTCACGGCTGCCCCGTTCGAATCCGTGTAGGTGAACACGGTCGAATACGTGGAGCCCTGTTCTAGGTCAATGTCGTAAGTGGATGCAGCCATGGGGGTATTATTGATCATAAAAACCCCACGCGCAATAGTATTCTGATCTTTTTTGGTGTATTATAGCGATATGGGAAAACCTGGAAGAAAACCACAAGCGCAAGTAGAGGCCCTTCGGGGCCAGATTACCTCGTTGCTTCTTAACGGGGTCCCTACTGCAAAGATCGCCGAATCCGTGAATCTCTCGGTCCATACCGTCCGAGAGCATGTCAGGTTTATTCGTAAGGGCTGGGCAGAGGATCAACCGGAAACCCAGATGACTCGTGCGGAACTTATTGAGAAGGCTCGGATGATCGGACAGCAGGCTGCCATTAGCGCCGCTCGTTCGAGAGGGACCAACTCCGAGGTCCAGTTTATGAAGATCCAAATAGAGGTTTTAGACAAGGTCGCCAGGCTGACCGGAGCATATGTGCCGACGCGCAACGAGCTTACTGGCGCTGACGGCGGGGCAATTGAGTTTAAGTCCGACCACGAAATTGACAAGATAACGCCAGACCAGCTTGCGGGCAGGTTGAGGGTCTGGGCAGAAACCTTGGAGGACACGGAAAATGCCAAAGTCGAAATCCCAGCCAGCGCCGAGTAACGAAGAGTACAGGGAGTGGCTTAGGAAGCAAGCCGTAGACTCCGACGCTGCGTTTGCCGAATATGTAACCGGCCTTGTCTTCCCGCGGCATCTCCGCGACATGGAGCGGTTCATGAACCAGCACGAGCGCGCGCTTGTGTTGATGCCTCGCGGTCACGCGAAGACAACCCAGCTTATCGCTAGGGCGGCAAGGATGATCGGTAAGTCCGAGGGCAAGATTCGCGTTGGCATCGTCACCGCAGTTCTTTCTGACGCCATCGCGCGATCAAGGGCAATCAAGACTATCGTTTCCTCTGCGGCATTTTCTGAGGTCTTCCCATGGGCGAAAAAGGGCGTTATCGGAAACAAGTGGACGGACGAGGTCTGGACCGTTAAGGATGCAAACCTTGGCAAGGACGCCACCTGCTTTGCGGACGGGCTAACTTCGATCAAGCCCGGAGCGCGACTAGACATCCTGATTGCGGACGACATGGTCGGCATGAAGGAGAACGCCACGCAGGTTCAGCGGGAAAAGGCGAGCGAGACGTATTGGCAGGTTATCGACCCGATGCTTGTGCCTGGCGCCTACCGCTGGTTTATCGGGACGAGATGGCACGAAGGCGACTTCTACGCAGAATTGATTGAGAAGAACACGCCGTCCTTTATAAAGAAGGCGCTAGACGAAGACGGTCCTCTTTGGAAGGAAATGTATACGACGGCAGACCTGGAGCAAAAAAAGGAAGAGCTTGGTACCCCAATCTTTAACCTTCAGTACCAGAATGACGTAACCGCAATGGGCGGCAACATCTTTAGATACGATTGGATTAAGCACGTTGACGAGATCCCCCACGGCGCCCGAAGAATCGGCGTCGACCTTGCCTCCTCGGAAAGGGAGCGCTCTGACTACACCGCCGCAGTGGAAATCCTTGAGGACGAGGAGCATAATATGTACGTCGTCGGGGCCTATCGAACAAGAATTCAGCAGGGGCACAGGCAGTGGCTTACCGGAATCGAAACCGACGGAAGCATAACAGCAAGCGCAGATTCCCCAAGGATTCTGTGGCCAGCAAAATTTATTGGCATGAAGGGACAGAAGGACATGCACACGGACGAGCCAAGAAAGATTGAAGCGGTCAACATTGAAGTTGTGCAGTTCCAGAGCACCTTCTTGCGCGAAATGCTCACCCAGACCAGGCTTCCGGCAAGAGGAGTTAAGCCAGATAGAGACAAGGTCAGCCGAAGCCGAGCCCTAGCGGCACGGTACGAAGCAGGCAAAGTATTCCACCTCAAAGGCGGCCCAGGCATAGACTTGCTAGAGCGGGAGATGCTCGCCTTCCCGAATGCCGAACACGACGACCTTATTGACGCGCTGGTCTATGCCGCAGATATCGGCGGGGGCGACTTCTACTTTACGTCCGTTAAGAGGGGTTAGTTCTCCTTAGCATCCAGATCGTGTACTTGCCGCATTCTGGGCAGGCCGCATCCATGTAGTTATCATACATAGGGGTTTGCCTTGGGATAGGCTTTTCCACTTGATTATATCCGCAGCGGCTGCAAGCCCA